TTTAAAGCTTATCAAGAACAAGTGGAGAAATCCAAGGAAACTCAAAGCTTAATGCAAAAGAGAGCAGAGAGTTTTCAGGAGAACACCAATAAATTGTTTACTGAAGAATTTAAAGGTTTTAAGTTTAACATCAGTGATAAAGAATATGTTTATTCTCCTGGCGATTTCAACGAACTGAAGAAGTCTCAATCTGACATTATGAACTTTGTATCAAAGTTTACTAATGATCAAGGAGAGATATCGGATGTAGTTGGATATCACAAGTCGTTGTCTATGGCAATGAATCCTGAAAAGTTCGCAAAGTATTTTTACGAGCAAGGGGTGGCATCAGCTGTTAATGAGTCTGTTAAAAAATCTAAAAATATAAACTTAGATATGAGGCAAACTCCGCAGGTGACATCTAAACAGGGATTTAGTGTTAAGGCTACGACACCCTCGTCTAGGCGAGGATTGACAATTAGGTCACCAAAAAATAAATAAGTTAAACAATAAAAACAAAAAACAATGAGTTTAAATATACCGGGGTTTGCTCTACAGCCAAGTGCTACTAGAGTACCAACCGCAACAAACTATATGACAAGTTTTGATTTTTTAAATCAATATTTGCCAGACACATACGAAAAGGAATTTGAGAGATATGGAAACAGAACTCTTTCTTCTTTCTTAAGAATGGTAGGTGCTGAGATGCCTTCTAATTCTGACCTTATTAAATGGGCAGAACAAGGTAGATTACACATTAAATATACAGACGTTAAATGTACTACTAACCCTGCATCTGGATTAGGAGCAGTGACTTTTGAGGTAGATGATGTTTTAATTCCTGCAGACCAAATAATGGCTCCTGCTGGAACTGCTTCTAAAATTGCTATTAGAATAGGTCAAACAGTTATGATATCTGGAAACGCTGGCTATGCTGGGATTTCTAACAAAGGTATTGTTACTGCTGTTACAGCTGACACTTTTGATGTAAAAATCTTTGAAGCTGGTGGATATACTGGTCAAGGGTCAGTTGTTGATGCTAACGAAAAAGTAAGTGTTTTCATTTACGGTTCTGAATTTAAAAAAGGAGACGCTGGAATGGAAGGTTCTTTAGAGCCATTTGACACGATTCTTGAAAACAATCCAATCATCATCAAAGACAACTACGCTGTTAGTGGTTCTGATATGGCTCAAATCGGGTGGGTAGAAGTATCTACTGAAGATGGAGCTAATGGATACCTATGGTATTTAAAAGCAGAGCACGAAACAAGAATGAGGTTTGAAGATTATTTAGAAACTGCAATGGTAGAAGCTGTAAAAGCTGGTGCTGGATCAGGCGCTATTGGTGCTGGATTTGTTGGTTCTGAAGGATTATTTTCTGCTATTGAGTCAAGAGGTAATATCTTTACAGGTGCTATTACTAATTTAGGAGATTTCGATTCTATTATCGAAAGACTAGATAAGCAAGGTGCTATTGAAGAGAACGTTCTTTTCTTAAACAGACAGACATCTTTCGAGATTGATGATATGTTAGCTGCTCAGAACTCTTATGGTAATGGTGGTTCATCTTACGGATTATTTGATAATGACGAAGAGATGGCATTAAACCTAGGATTCAAAGGATTCAGAAGAGCATATGATTTCTACAAGTCAGATTGGAAATACCTTAACGATCCTACTATGAGAGGTGGTTTAGTTGGTGGAGCTATTGATGGTGTATTAGTACCAGCTGGTTCAACTAACGTTTACGACCAAGTATTAGGAAGAAACGCTAAGAGACCATTCTTACACGTAAGATACAGAGCTTCTGAAACTGAAGACAGACGTTATAAGTCTTGGATTACTGGTTCTGCCGGTGGTGCTGCTACTAGCGATGTTGATGAGATGAGAGTTAATTTCTTATCAGAAAGAGCACTATGTACTATGGGTGCAAACAATTTCGTATTGTTCAAATAATAGTATAATTTATGGAGGGGAGCAATCCCCTCCTATTTTTTAAACTTTAAATTAAATCAAATGAAAAAAAAGAGAGAAATAAAAGACCGTGTGTATAAGTTGAGAAACGGTCATCAACCATTAAGTCACACGATTAATTCTAGAAACACAAGAAGAAAGCCATTATTGTATTTTGATGGTGAACACAATAGACCTTTACGTTATGCATCTAATCAAAAGAGTCCTTTTGAAGATGAGCAAGACAAAAACGTAATATTAGATCCAGTTATTTTTGAAGATGGAATGTTGTTTGTTCCAAAAACAAATCCTGTACTACAGGAATTTTTACATTATCATCCAGACAATGGAGCTGTTTTTGAAGAAGTAGATAAAGAAGCAGATGCTCAAAAAGAAGTAGATTATCTTGAGACAGAAGCAAAGGCATTTAAAATGGCTGCTGAGTTAACTATAGATCAAATGGAGACTTTAGGTAGAGTATTCTTGGAGCTTAGGGTAGGTAATATGGCTACTGCTGAATTAAAAAGAGACATTATACTATTTGCTAAAAACCATCCAGAAGATTTCTTAGATGCACTTAGTGACCCTATGTTGGAATTACAGGATACTGTAGTTAAGATATTTGAGAAAGGATTGTTAGGTTTAAGAAATAATGGTAAGGATGTTTACTATAATTTGAAGACTAAAAAAACTAAGCTTTTAACTATTCCTTTTGGAGATGACCACATACAGACAGTTGCTGCTTATTTCCAGAGAGATGAGGGTATTGAGATATACAAAGCCTTCCAAGATATGTTAGAAAAATAGGCTATCTTTGTAAGATTATTAACCACTTAATTTTTTAAACAATGCAAAAGTTTTTAAGTATACCAGTTACAAACGAGCAAAATCAATTAGTCTCGTGTAACGACATTAAATTAATCGAAGTAGGAGATGGAGCTTCACCAGTTGCAAATCCAACTACAACTATTACCGTATATTACGGAGGAGGTAAAAAAGTAACTCTAACTCACGCTGCAGTATCTGCTGGAAGTGAAGAAATGAGAGACGCTATTCAGGATGGTGTTGTTCAAGTATTGAAACAACAATGGACTGAAGTTATTTTACAAATGGACTCTTTACCACAGGCGGTAAGCGGAATAGCAATAGCTTAAGATATGGAGAAGTTTTTAAACATACCCGTATATAAGCTAATAACTAGTGGAACTACTACTTCTGATGGAGTGCCTAACGAATTAATTGACGAGACCCTTGGTGTTGACTTTGTTAGTTTAGGTGTAAAAATAGGAGATATTATTCACAACGCAACAGATAACACGTATCACACAGTTACTTCAGTTGCTGTAGATACTTTAGGTGCTGATAACGGTGGAGTTGGCGATTCTAAATCTTATTTTATTCATTCAGCTACTATTAACAATAGTCAATTAGTTTCTGGATCAGGAGTTTTATTAGTAGAGCAAGCTAGCACTAGTACTGTTACCATTACCTATGAAGGAGCATCATCAGCTGATGTTGTTACTTTAACACACACTCCAGTTGCTTCAGGAAGTGAAGCAGTTAGAGACTTGATTGAAGAATCAATAGTTAAAGGATACTCTTCTAGTTGGACAGATGTTTCTCACGATGTATCGGTTTTGCCTTACAGAGTAATAGGAATATCTTTAGGATAATATTTTACCTACTATACTATACAAGAGCTTCTGTAACTAGAGGCTCTTTTTTTTTGCTTATCTTTGTATCAAAAGATTTTAGATGATAAATTCTGTTAGAAATACTGTTCTTTCTATACTGAATAAAAATAATTACGGATACATCTCCCCAGCTGACTTTAACCTTTTCGCAAAACAAGCACAGCTAGATATATTTGAAGATTACTTTTATCAGTATAATACTCAAATAAACAAAGAGAACAATAGGCTAGGTAGACTTTCTGGTACAGGTTATGCGGATATTAAAAAAGGATTAGAAGAAGTATTAGATAGCTTTTCAGTTACCTCGTTTTTATCTAGAGTAAATGCCAATATATATTCTCTACCTTTAGATTACTACTTAATTAATAAAATATTCTATTATCCTAACCAATTAGCTTCAGGAACTACTACAGGAACTACTGCGGGTAAATTAGATGATGTTAATGCTAACTTTTTAGGTGTAGTAAGTGTAGGTGACATAGTGGTTAATACTACAGACGCTACATCTGCATTTGTAACAGTAGTTGCCAACACCTCATTAAAATTAAGTAGTGACATAATGGTTACTGCAGAGAACTATGCGATATATAATAACAGTAATATTTCTGAAGTAGAAAGAGTAAATCAAGATAAAATATTTTATTTAACTAATTCTAACTTAACTTCACCTACTACACAGTATCCTGCTTATGTATTAGAAGGTAATAACGTTACGGCTTATCCAACTACTATATCAGGATCTGCAGATCTACAAACACAATATGTTAGATACCCAAAAGATCCTAAATGGACTTATCAAAGTTTAACAGGTGGACAACCAATGTTTGATCAATCTCAAGCAGATTATCAAGACTTTGAACTACCTTTATCAGATGAGACTGATTTAGTTATAAGTATTTTAAAATACGCTGGTTTATCAATTAGAGAGGCTGACATATATAATGCAGCTGACTCACAGCAAAAAACAGAAACCATACAAGAAAATAGTTAATGGCATATATATCACAATATCAATATTATGACAACAGTGAAAACTGGGGTTCTTACCAATATGTTTCTTTACAGGATATCGTAAATAACTATATGTTAATGTATGTCGGTAACAACAAGTTAATTAATAATATAGACCGATATCAAGTTTTGTTTCACGCTAAAAGAGCTATACAAGAGTTAAACTATGATGCATTTAAGGAAATTAAAATACTTCAATTAAATGTTGGTTCTAACTTAAGATATGTTTTGCCTTCTGATTTTGTAAATTGGGTTAGAATATCTATTTATTATAATGGAACTTTATTTCCATTGAGCGAAAATATTCAAACTAATTATGCTTCTGCATACTTGCAAGACAACAATAACAACTTATTATTTGACGCAAGTGGTAATGTATTAAGCCCTGAAAACTCTCAAATCACACTTGATAGGATAGCTGGACTTACTAGAAGTCAATATCTAAATGAAACTAGTCCTTATTATGGTTACTATGGTTTTTGTTTAGAAGGTAATTGGTATTTTGACTTTTCTATTGGAGGAGCTTATGGATTAAATACAGAAACAGCAAATGCACTACCTACTTTTAAAATAGATAAAAAAAGCGGTGTTATTAACTTTAGTTCTGGAGCTGGTAATAAGTCAGTTGTGTTAGAATATGTTTCTGACGGTATGGAAAACGGTGATGATTCTTTAGTTACTGTAAATAAAATGTTTGAAGAGTTTTTATATTCTTACATAAGTTATTCTATATTAAACACCAAATTGAGTGAACCTGAATATATTATTAATAGATACAGAAAAAGCAAATCTGCATTACTAAGAAATGCAAAGATAAGAATGAGTAACATTCACCCAGGAAGACTGCTTATGAATTTAAGAGGTCAAGACAAGATTATAAAGTAATATGCAATTAAATAGTTTCTTTTTCAAAGGCATAATGAATAAGTCTACTGACGAAAGGATACTACCTCCTGGAGAATATGTAGATGCATTAAACGCTAGGTTAGGTTCAACAGAAGATTCAGAAATAGGTACTTTAGAAAACACTAAAGGAAATGAACTATTAACTAATATCACAAATGAAGGAGTGGCTTTAAGCGCTAACGCTTTATGTCTTGGTTCCTACGCAGACAACTCTGATGAGACTATATATTGGTTTGTTACTGACCCTGGATTAATTGATTTAATTGTTTCTTTTAATGCAAAAACATCTCTTACTCAATATCATATTATTTCCACTACAGTATTAAATTTTAATGTAAAACACTTAATAACTGGTGTTGAGTTAATAGATAGATTCTTGATATTTACAGATGATTTAAATCCTCCAAGAAAAATAAATGTAGATAGATCTTATGCTACCCCAGTAGGTGGAGTAGATCAAATAACAGAAGAAGAAAT